AGACAGATGTTGAGTGTCTTTTTGCTCAAGCCGCCTTTTGTAATCTTATTGAAGTAATCAAGATTGAATGGAATCTTTGTTTCACGTGTATGATAAAGATCAAACCTGCGTTCCCAATCATCAACCAAATCATGACCAATGTTAGTATCAAACGACACCGACAGAGCTTCAGACAACATTTCAGGGATAGCGCCTTTGGATATGTCTTGCTTTAGATCTCCATTGATAAGCTGAATGGATTTTGAGATAGCATTGAACAGTGCTTGGTCTTGACAAAACTTTTCAGTATGTTCTACAAGCCATGATAGGCTCGTTTTATTGTCTAAAGATAAACCCTCGATGATATCATTTGCTTCTTTGAAAGAAGTTTCACTGACGTTATTTTTGTTTTGTAAATCAATGTTAAGCGCTTCTTTTGAAGGAAGCGCGTTGTACTTGGTAATGTAATCCTGAATAAGTTTGAATGTTAGCTTTTCACTAGAGTCACGAAAGTATTCATCTTTAATGAAAGGTAGAACTTTACGAGTGTACTCTTCGTTTAAGAGTAAGTTAGATAGTATCGTCTTCTCGATCGTCATTCACTTCTCCATCTGTTTCAAAGCCCATGCCATATGAATATTCCTGCTTAGCACACTCGTCGAGTTGCTTTAGCAGATCATCGGTAAAATATTTTTCTGGATTAGTGTTGATTTCTTTTCCAAATAGTTTAGTTCCATTAGGCATTTCATACCGTGTAGAAACTTTCTTGATTATATTATACTTTTCTGCCAATTCAAGTAAACCGTAGTAACGATCAAGACCCTTGTCGTATGACAAACGTACTTCCACTTGACCATTTTCCTTTGATAGCCTAGACTTATGCATCTTAACCTTGATGATGTTGCCGACCACATCGTTGTTGCTATCTTTATCTTTCTTCTTTGAAAGCATTGCGATTGTTGATGCTGCGTACTTAAGACCAGACCCACCGGAGATTTCATTGGTAGGAACATATGATCCCACCGCGGCGTACACATGATTAGTTACAAGCAATGGAACTTTTACCTTTGCAAGCTTGAGTGTCAATACACGAAATGCTGCCTTGATAACCTGAGCCTTTGTCATATCACGTGTTTCTTTACCCTCAGCGGTGTCTTCCATTTCTTTAGTGGTTGACAATAAACCAAGAGAATCAAGAACCATCATGAAAGGAGGACGATCCTTACCTGACTTTTCATAAAAATCAAGAGTCTTTAGTGCGTGGGTTCTAAACCGCTGAATAGTATCCATCTCAGCAACGATAACACGCTTGGTATCGATACCGCGTTCCTCCATCATCTGTTTGGTGACGGCTGCCTCAGTGTCATAGTACATGACACCAGCTTCAGGATGAGCGTCGAGGAAAGACTTAACGATTCCTAAAACAAAGAACGTTTTTCCAGTAGCCGATTCACCGGCGAAAGCAGTGATCTTATTATTAGGAACACCGCCGTATATGCTCCCGCTAAGAACAGCATTGAGAATAAAAGAACCAGAATCAATGCATCCACTAAACTCCGCAGAACCTTGTCCATCAGCGACGATACTTGTGTCTTCATCTTTGAGTTGCTCACATAAGTTTTTAAGAAATGTCGTCATGTATACCTCATTTCGATCGAATGTTATTTATAGAACTTTTTACTATTTGCATAATATCACTTTGTTGTTTTAAAGTAAACCGCTTTCCGTTATTAAGTGAAACATTTGCTGCCAATAGTAGTACAACAGCAAGTGGATCAAACACACATACTAATAAAATAATCACAGCTCTTACTGAACTTTCAAAATGGTTTTTAGCGTCTTCGCCATAGATCAGTTCGGCAAGGTATTTCAATGGACCAACTTCAGCCTCCATCTGTCGTTGAGTCTTTTGTAGCTCATTCATTTGCATCTTATAATCTGAAATAGTTTCCATACTTTTTTCTATAGTATCGGTGAGTTCTTTTCTTTCTTGTTTTTGTACTTTTCTTATAGCAATGGCTCCATCTTCACCACGAATACGATCATTGTTTACAAGCTTTTGCACAGACTCATCCAGTTGCTGAAGAACTACTTTTGAATCATTTATCTTATCTTGTTCAAAAGAAATCTTTTGCTCAATTAAACTGATCTCATCTACATTATCGCCTTGATTTGTAGTTTGATCTATGTGAGCTTTTGATAAGAAACCAAATATACCCATTGATGTGATGAACATTAACACGAAGATAGCTGAGATGAGATACGCTTTTATTAACTTTGGTGCGATGTCCCAATTAGTATAAAGCCAATTAGTAGCTACTATTTTTCCCAACTCAAGAAATGATCCCATGATTACTACTGGCCAGAAAGCACCAGAAAAGATCGTCGTCAAACCTATGATAGAATAGTAACCAGAAATAATAGATATTGAAAACGCAGTGAGTAATGTTGCTGTAATCATTGCTCAGCTAATTTTGTTATCTTATCAATAAATCTTTGAATTTTTTCTTGTCTGTTTGGCCAGTAGATATATGCTTTATCATTATCTTTACAAAGATTTGTTAATAAAGGCATGATAGCTTCATATAAATCTTTAAGCCTTCCTTGGTAATACTCAGAAGTTTTGTTTATTTCTTGTTCAAACTCTTGCTTAAAAGCTTCAGCAGCCTTTGTTGCTGCATACTGCGCAGCTTGTGCTGCAGCTTCATCTTCTCTTCTTTTAAGTTCATCTTCGCTTAGTAATGAGAATCCAAAATCATCATCGAAATTATCTACTTTCCTCATTGAAAAAAGTCCTCGATTGTTGCAGTTTGTGATTTTTCAGCAATCCAATTAATCTTTTCAAGAATACCATTCAGCGGTTCCAGAAAAGCTTTTTGGAACTGCATATCATAATCAATTAAATGATCTAGATCAAACTCTTTTGGGAGATTTGCTGGAGACGAAATGACTTCAATATTAAATCTATTGGGATAGCGGAGATGACAGTATTTTATCTTATCACCGCTGTTAATTGCTTGATATTTTTTTGAAAGATTATATCTATCAATAAAATGATTATATATCAAAGCCCCTTTAACATGGATCGGAGTTCCTTTCTTATAGATAGAACCACTGTCCTTATATTTATATAGTCCATTGCACCCACGAGGGAAAGCAATGTCCTCGAACGACATCTTGAAAAATTCATCTTTAAATTGCTTAATGAACTCAATCAAAGATTCATTGTCTTTAGTCATGATGATGTTCAATGACTTCTTAATAGATTGCCGGCAAGACATTGGAGTGGAAGACTTGATAGCTTCAATACCCATGATTTTAAGCTTAGGCTCAGAGTACCTAACACCTTCCGAATCATATACATTTAAGATGTATCTTTTCTTCGCAGTCCAGATTCCCTTGTCGGCGATTGATTCTCGCTTCATCTTCATCTTCTGATCATATGCGTTTGTATATTCGGCTAGTTCCTGATAACAGCGATCAATATACGGCTCGAGCTTTTCATTACAGACTTTATCTAAGAAGTCGATGATCTTCTTTGTATCGGTTTCATCCTTGAATACGTGCTTCACAAGCTTATCAAGACATAGGTAAATTGAATCGGTGTCAGAAGCAAGAACATAGTCATGATTATTTGTCTTAAGCAAGTTGTTCAAGTAAGTATTCATCTTGTTTTCAATCCAACGAATAGTAACTTGGCCGGACAATGTGATACACTCAGCTAAAGCTAATTGGTAATACCTAAAGTGTTGATTACCCAATGCGCCATAAGCTGAGTTCAACATGATTTTAAAAGCTAACTGAAGATTGTTGTACCTAGATATTTCTTTTTCTAGTTCATATGATTTATTTTCCTGATACTTCTTCTGCGCTTCGATCATCTTTTTCTTATAGACGGTTCTCATGTCATAATACTGCTGCATGAGTTCTGGAAGAAAACCGTGCCTGTCTTTAACAAAGATACAACGATTAGCTGTTTTGACTAAGTCAGTATCCCAATCTTTTGCTTCACCGTTTAAGAACGAATCAACATCAATGTTTCCAGAACACTGTGCATAGTATGTCTCGGGAGAGATGTTGTACTGCATGATCAGATGCGGGTAAAGACTGTTCAAGTCAAATGATACAACCCAGTTGTGCAATCCAACCTGAGGAGCTTTAACATACGCGCCTGTAAAAGATCCGTAGTCGGTGATCTCACCTGTAATAGGATCTTCAGACGAAGCCGCCATCTTATAAGGAATCTCAGGGATGTTTTGTTTCGGTGTTATGACTACATTACGATTCATCAAGAAGTTGTGAACCACGATGTCCCATAACCTAACTACACCAAAGGTATCAACATAGTTAGTCTTTGCCGAGTAGGCCATGGCATAAACCAACTCAATAAGCTTTAGCTTATCTTCCAATCTCAATACGAGATCTACGTCTTTAATGTTGTAATCAATGAATAGTTGATAATCTTGCTTATATAATTCAGTCAAGTTACCATATTGTGAGTAATCAATTTTCTTTTCACCTAACTCAACAAATGCAATATGATCAAGTTTGTATGATTCTTGATTTGAATACGTGAACTTACGATACAAAGGAAGATAATCAAGGGTTGATACTCCTAAGATCTCATACACTTCGGAATCACCGTTGACTTTTCCTCGGCTGACATGCCTAGTATTAATTATGTTCCATGGTGAAAGAGTGTTGGTTTCATCTTCGCCAAGAAGACGATTGGAACGATTGATGATGTAAGGAATGTCAAAGTTTTCGACGTTCCACCCGCTGATGATGTCAGGAGCTATAGTTGCAAATGATCTGATGAACCACCTAAGAAGTGATTCTTCATCCATGCACTTTACATACTTGATGTCATCTTTAGTTGATTTATAATCACCACAACCAAATACAAATGTCTCATCTCTATAGCGCAGAGAGATCGCGGTAATCTCTTTATCTGCTTTGTTTGGGTCTGGAAACCCATCATCAGATGCAACCTCAATATCGATGTAGACTACTTTAATCTTGGTTGGATCATATTGTATATCATTAGTAAACGTGTCGTTGATCCAAACATAATGGAACATGTTTGGAGATTGCCCATGGATCTTAAAGTTTTCTACGTTAGAATACGATTCAATAAAATCTTTAGCATCACGAATAGAATCAAAATCAAGCCGATCTACTTTAGTTCCATAGATGGTTTCATACGTTGATTGTTCTGACTTCTGAGACTCGATGAATACGTAAGGTTTATATTTTATCTTTCTTTGAACACGTTTACCGGATTCATAGCCACGATAAAAGATATTATCGCCGCGAAGTATTACGTTGGTATAAAATTTCATGTTATAACTCTGTCATTACAAATGCTATTATATACATTTTTGAATATAATGAACACTACATTGTTTTAGTAATAGCTAAATACCTACTTCTTCTATCTTCTAATCCATGAGTACCGCCGTGTATGATCTTATTGCGTTCATCGATTGTT